GTAGGGTCTTAAGGCTTAATCGCCTTAGGATTTGAAAATCCATGAGAACAAGACATAACAATCAGGTCAGACGGTCTGTTACGCGTTCTAGTCAAAGTAATAATATTACAAAGACGAAGTGTAACGGCATTGTCGAGAACAGTAGTTCAACTATTGGATCTCTGAGTGGCGTCATAGCATCCGCTCGTTACGAGCGAATGACGGACGACACCGGTAGGGGCAAGGCTAATGGCGTTATTCATCGGATACACGAGTTTGACATTACGTCAGACCAAGGTTCCGCTGAGTTTGCGACCACAGCTACAGATGGTAGCAATGCGGTTTACCGCAGTAACTACCCTAATGCCTGGTTCGATTCATCGAACAAGGTACTGTACGATACTCGCTATGCATGGGATGTTGACAATAATTTGTCAGTCCCTCCCTATTGGACCATTGATTCGTCGGCACTCAACGAGGATAAACTCAAAGAGGATATCCTAGAACGAGCTGCGCAGCTTAAAGCTGACGTATTGCTCAATATCGTTGAAGCTAATCAGATATGGCCGACCATCCAGTCGTTGGCCAGAAGCATCCCAGAGATGGGACGTAACTGGCTATACCTACGGAAGGCGATCAAGACCGCTAGTGGCGCGTTTCTTGCTTGGAAATTTGGGGTTGCCCCCATCCTACAAGATACGATGTCCATCCTGCGTTATCTGCCTAGGCTAACTAGTGACCTACGGCGTAGAGCAAACGGGGACTCAACTAGGTTCGGGACTGTTGTCCAGTTACCTGTGAGTTTTGCTGATGGCGTGTTCTTTACAGGAACCCAAAACGGGTATCCTGTGAGCCGCTATTCACAGCAAGGGAGACTAGGTAAGTCTCCTCCAACGGTGCGATACGTGTTAGTAGTAAAACCAAAAGTCAAGTACAGTCAGGACATCTTTAGGATGGCTGATCTGTGCATGGCCAGGTTTGCGACGTCTCCGACTCAGCTAGCATGGGAGTTAGTTCCTTTCTCCTTTGTCCTAGACTGGTTTGTAGACCTGCGCGGTTTGTGTCGTGTAATAGATAAAAGCATAGGGTCCTCACCCTATGAAATAGTCTCGTTTACGCGCTCATACAGCTACGGGCTCGGGACCGATGCCTTCACAGAGACCTTAAGTCCTTGTGATGGTTCTAGTCTCCAGTCATGGCGTTCATGTTCGATGGACTACTCTCACTACGAGAGAATTCCAGTGAGTCAATCTGGGACTTTACCCAGGTGGATTCCGCAATCCGGAAAGAATCATGCTGCTATTTCTGCAGCTTTGATCGGTCAAATGCTCTCAAAAGGAGCAAATTGGTCGCGGATTGGTAGGGGCCTAAACAGCCCACTTCCCGGTAACAAAGGCGTTAAATACGCCGAGTAGACCGGTTAGTCGATTAACGATAGATAAACATAGACAAATATGCCTACGTTCAAAGTATCAGATGTCAAGAACAGTAAGAAATTTCTGTCCTTGTACTATACGGATAGTACTTGGGTCCCGTCGTTTTTCGACGAGGCCCTTCGTCCTAACCTGTCAGAAGATGAAATCATGGAAGTCGTTCTAAAATTATACGACTTCTATGAGGCTCTTGGTGATCTACATCGGGCCTTTCGGCCTCTGCAAGAAACCATTAGCACTCACCAACTGAATAATGATACTACGTGCCATGAGGTCCCCGAGCGTAAGCCTAAAGAGGCTGATCTCGAGTATCTTAGACGGGTGGTTAGACTCGAAAAGAGTCAACGCCGCTCGTAGCATGTTTGTCGTTATTCGCTAGAAACGTTACTAAATAACATACCAACAACCCATACATGAATGCCGATTTGACATTCAATTCGGTCGTCTTCAAAAACTCGAATGACGGCCAGTTCGACGGAAGTTATCGCCAGTCAATTGCTCGGGCTCTTAATGAGCCTGATATTTTGACTATCCGGTCCCAAAGCTATGTCGATTCCAAGACGAAAGTCCCGGGAGTCGCGCATAACATCAGGCTGGAACGCATTGATCTGGATGCAAATCTCGTACCGATTTCACAATCGATCGGGACTACCATCCGGGTACCGCAGACGGCTGTCCAAGCAGATATCGACGTTCTAGTCGCTACCTTCAAGGCGCTGGTTGCGGATGCCACGTTCATTGCAGCGGTGCTAAATATGGAGAAGTAATTCTCCTAAATGGCACGTCGTACTAAACTTAGGCGGGGTCTATCCCCTGTTAAAAGTTAAAACCTAAGTCTGAACAGAAAGGCTAGTTGGTACTCCAAAGCATATGCACTCATTAGAATACATATACGTTAGCCTGCTAGCAGATGTAGCTCGTCTCAGCGGATTCTCTGAAATACGAGGGTCTTATGAAGGGCTACAGTGGTGCCTTAACGAGGCTCCTAAGCTGGAGAAGCATATCCTGGATTGCATAGAGAACGGGGGAAACCCCGATCTTGACCGCTTCCCGGATGGGTTGAAGAGACTCGCAGCCGCGTCCTTAACGGACGCGGTACAACTGCGATATCTTCGACAACTTCTTCTGTTCAGCTATAAAGCCGAAGTTACACATGACATCAAAACGACGGAGAAAGCCTTCGAGAACTTTCTCGAAGTTAATACTGCTACTGGGGAGTTTGGGGCTGGTCTTAGCAGATCCAGTCCTCGACTTCTTGATAGCGCTCGCCAACACGTACAGTCGGTCCTCTTCAGGTTTCGTGAAACGGCCTTTAGGCCATGCCACGGTCCCGGAGCGGTAACTACTTCTAAAGAGAAGTGGTTTCACCGATATTCGACCATTGAATCAGTCTATCCATATTCGGATATTTACTTCCTGTCTCAAAACAGGGAGCATCTTGAAGATGTGGACGACATGATTTGGCCGGATAACATTGAGGCTAAGGTCATCGCGGTACCGAAAGATACTCGCGGTCCTAGGCTTATCTGTGTACATCCTGCTGAGGCCATCTGGGTCCAGCAGGCGTTGTGGAGGGAGCTTGGTAGGGCTATTTGCCTACCAAGGTCTTCGAAGGGTCCGTGGCCACATGGCCACATCTTCTTCGATGATCAGTCGGTAAACGGTCGGATAGCACTGCTATCCAGTCGGTCGCGGCGTTATGCTACGATCGATATGAAGGAAGCTTCAGACCGTATCTCGGAGCCACTTGTACAGATCCTCTTTGGAGGAAGTACAAGTACTTCGGGTGTTGTCGGGCTCAGAAGTTCAGGATTCCAATGCTAGGCTCCGTAAGGAACCTAACAGGGGATATTCATAGCTACGCTCCTATGGGGAACGCAACCACGTTTCCTGTACAGAGTCTAGTCTTCTGGGCTATATGTGTAGCATCACTGCAGCACCTAGGGTTTCATCAACCCGGTGCTGTCTTTGTGTTTGGTGATGATATCGTCGTCCCAACTGAATGCGTAGAGACCGTCATAAATGGTCTCGAGTCATTTGGTTTGCTCGTCAATCGGACTAAATCCTTTTGGCGAGGGGCCTTCCGCGAATCCTGTGGTGTCGACGCCTTAAACGGCTTCGATGTTACTCCAGTTCGTTGGAAGACTACGCTCGACATCCAAACACTAACGGGAATCCAGTCTCTCTCTGACACGGCTATGCGCTTGCGCATGGCCGGATACGAGGAGGCTGCTATCATGGCGTACTCCATCATCCGGGGGTTACTAGGCGGTGCCACCAATGGTCGAGGCTGTTTGTCTTTGACAAACAATCCGAATCATGGCGGTATAGCTGAATACTCCTTGAACGAAGCGTCTGTTTGGCGCGATGCCTACTGGCATCGCCGCTATCAGATGTTTTGTTCTCCGGTGTGGCGTATAGACGAGTTAGACAACCGCAGGGTTGTTCTTAGGGGTTGGAACCCCGTTCTCGAATCCATATGTTCGATAGAGCATACGGGCCGTGGTCGTGTTCCCAACAGAGCCGTCTCGCGACGGACTCGGTTGAGTCGCGG